ACAACAACTTTTGTACCAGAACTAAGGTTGACATAGCCATTAGGAAAACCATTACCTGTTGTGGAAACTCTGCCTCTATAACTAACACTAGGTGTAGATGCAGAGACTCCATAATATTCACTGAAAGCGTTTGATGCGCCCGAACTCTTACCAATCATAGCACGAATATCAGCATCATTCAAAGACGCTTGAGAACCACTAGAGCCACCAGCTTCAACGTGTATTTGATTTAAAGTTATAGCACCACTACTTGGTAAGGGCATTATTCACACTCACACTTTTTACACTTACACTTATTTAGTTCTTCTTTTAATTCTTTTACAGCTTCTATAAGTACACCTACTATGTTACCATATGCTACAGATAGATACTCACCCTCTTCTACAACCTCTGGCATAACTTGTTGCATCTCTTGAGCTATAACACCTGTGCCACGCTGACCATCATTTAACGCGCTCTTGTAGTTATAAGTTACACCACGCATCTGTGATACTTTATCTAGCGCACCTTCAATAGTTTCTACGTTTTCTTTTAGTCTTTCATCTGAGTAAGCTGTGATGTTACCTGTTGCTGTAAAGCTCCCCGATAAACTATTACCACTACTTGATAAGTTACCTAGACCTACCTCTGCAGGAGTATCAATAGTACAAGTGATAACACCAGAGCTATTGTTGTAGGATATACCAGTACCTCCACCTAGTGCTGCTCTAGCACGGGCGTTGGTAAAGTATAAGTTAGAACCTTCTGCTACGGCACTTGTAGTTAGTCCACCGCCACCTAAACTTAGACTACCACTTACTGTAAGGTTACCTGCTATCGTAGCATTCTCGTCTACGGTAAGTGTATCTGTTTTTACTGTGCCGTCAAAGAAGCCATCTTTATACTGTAGTGCTGATGTACCTAAGTCTAATGTGTTAGTTGTCTTAGGCCTAACCTGAGATGCTGTAACAACTAAGTCCTGTGATGGCCCCACCTTTTCAATAGGTGCGCCCTCTGCTGCTGTACCATCATGTGTGTGACCAGTACTAGCATTGAATGCTGACTGTACCTGATTGTACTCATCGTTGAAATCAGCAGCGTCAATAACACTTCCTGTAGTAATATTAGCTGCTGCTTGTCTTGTATAACCTGCCATTGTTACTGCCTATCATGTTGTCTATACTCAAGCACTGCTGTGTCAAGAGTAAAGGTTGGATTTGTTGAGTTATCTGTGAGCCTCATTGCTATTGTTTTAAATGACCCTACTAAGTTTTCTTTATATATTTGATCTAGTACACCACCATAAGTAACACTTGAACCACCATACAACGAAGTAGATGCACCAAATAAACTTATACCACCACCTGCTGCTGAAGAAGACACGGATATAGTGGGAGGTTGTATAACACTTGGATCGTTACCTGCATCAAAGTCTATCTTAAAATTTACATCTACATTCATTGTACCTGTTGGCTGTGCATACAAAGTTAGCTTATACATTGTTTTACGTATCTGTGGATCTGTAATTGGCATAAATGGTGATTCATATATTGACTCAATAGCACTACCATCAAAGGAATTACCTGAATCCATCCTGTAACAGAAACCATCATCATTAGCAAACATAATAGTTTCTTGTGCGCCTGAGTATGTACTATCTGCTACGTTTACCTTTAGTCCTTTTGTCGTTGACCAAGCTATACCGCTACCACCTTGAGCCACAAATTTAGTAGCTATTAGACCTGCTGCACTACCTGCCTGTACAGAAGGTATATATGCAAATAGTCTATACTGGGATTTACCTCTAACTAATACAGAACAGAACACATCTGTCTGTGATATAAACTCATTAGCGTCTTTATAAATTGGATCAGATGCAATGTCAAGAGCAAGGTCACCAATACGGTCAGTGGCACTAAGTAAACGTATACCATCAGGAGATAGGTAAGCTATGTCACCGCCAAATTCCTGTATGCTGTCTGGGTTGATACAACCTATTCTATCTGTAATAGGTTCTAACTTAAAGTCAGATGAAGTATTACCTACGAGCTTCTTGATTGTGTCTGTAGTAAAGATAATAAGCTGTTCACGAAAGCCTATCATACCTGTAACATCAAAGCCTACATTTATTGTACCAGCACCATTACCTGTAGCAAAGTCATCTACTGTGTTAGGTGCTGTAAAGAATATCTTGCTGCCCTTAGAGTAGAAAGCATGATTCTTGAATACAACAACATTCTCTGCGCCCTGTACGTCTGAACTGTTTGATGAGGTTAAAGCTGTTATAGTACTTCCACTGGCATTAAATATAACTGGATAACTTTTACTATCAACAAATATTGTTTTGTCTTCTTGTGTAAAGTTAAAAGATGCATACCTATTTTTTAGTGTATTTGTAGAAGAGCTTATACCTATTTGTGTCCAAGTAGTTCCTGTACCATGAAAGTATAATGTTTTATCAACTTGACTAGAAGAAAACGTACCAAAAGTAAGAACAGTATTGTTAGCTATAGATTGTGCTGAGTCAAGTACAATACTGTTTTGATTTGTTAATGATGCTACTTTTACATCACCAGATATACCTGCACCTGTAACAAACATACCAGCCTTTATGTTAGTAATAAAACTAAGTACAACATTATCAGCTATGGATACGGCTGTGTCTAGTATAATACTATTCTGATTTGTTACTGTCTTTACTGTTACTTCCCCTGTAATGCCAGTACCTGTTACAACCATGCCCTTAGTAATAGTTCCAGCAAAGGTTACACCAGTACCAGCAATGCTAACACCTGTTATTGGACCTTCTGCTAAACCTGTACCTGCTATGGTAGCTGCTGTTACACCACCTGATCCATCTACTCCAGTTATTGTAATAGTTGCATTGTTAGCTGTAGTGGCTCCGTTCAAAGCTGCACCAACAATAGTAATTGTTTCACTAGCTGTATAACCTGAACCTGCTGCAGTAATAGCTACGGTATAGGTAGTACCTGTTTTAATTACATTGAATGTAGCACTACTACCAGAACCACTATAAGCAGACTGCGCTGGGTTAGTGTATGTAGCAGCACTAGAACCAACAGAGGTAACTGTAACGGTTGCGTTGTTTGCTGAAGTAGCACCACCTAAGTTTGCACCTACTACTGTTACTGTCTCGTTAACCTTGAAGCCTGTACCTGCTGCATTTATGGCTGCTGTATACGTACCATTTGTATTTGTTACATTAAATGTAGCACTTGCACCAGCTAAAGAAGAGCTACCTGTTACTGCTGTAAAGGTACGTATTCTATCTAAGGCTACTGTAGCGTTGGTAGTGACAGCACCATTTACTACGGCTGTAGCTGTGTTGTTATCAAGGGATACTGCTGTAGCACTAGATACTGCACCATTAACAGTAGATGTAGCTGTCTGGTATTCAGTTACAGTAGCAGTGTCCATCTTCCTAGCTGTTACAACTCTACCAGAAGATACAACCTTCATAGCTAATACTTCACCACCGCCTGGAACTTTAGTAGTACTAAACTTGTCATAGCCCTTCAGCTTACTGTAACCGCCCTCTCTATCAGACTCAAAGTTCTGTAAGATAGTAGCTGAACCTACAGCATTAGTACCCTGTTGTAGTGGAGTAAGGTTGGAGATTAACCCACCTTTGAACTCCATAGGGAATGTAGTCCATTGTGTTGCCATTAGAAGCTAACTCTTGTATCTCTTAGGTATGGTGTTCTATTTATATTTATTACACGTAAGTCTTTTATCTGCTTCTCAAACTTTTGTAGTGCTACATCAGCAGCTTGGGTGTCTCCCCTAAACTGGAATGCGTAGTACATAGCACCGTCTACTATGGCAAACCTATACTGCTGTGGTAGGGAGGGTACATCTAAAGGGTTCTCTAAATCATAACCCATTGAGTAGTATTCATAAACTATGGTGTAAGCTTTGTCAGGTACAGGGTGACAGATTAACTCCCTACTAGGTGTACGTACAATAAATTGAGGAACACCACGTATACTTGTATCTGTATTAAACTCATCATCAGCGTACTTCTCCAACCATTCTTCATATACTAGTGACTTTAGTTTTACTGTTCCTGTGTTGAGGCTATCATCTCTCTTTATACGAAACGAGTTCATGTTAATTGTTTTAGCATCTACAGGATAGTAGTACTTCATAGAACCTGCAGCTAATACAAGGTCAGACTGTACATGGTTCCAAGGCCACTCAAATTCTTCTTGATTGATATGTCTTACTGCAGAGTTGACAGCATCTTTAGCTATACTGTAGTAACCAGTAGCTGCTGCAAAGTTTGTAGAGGTAAGAGCTACCTCATTTAGTCTGTGGTTAATGTCATTAACTAAGCCAAGAAAGTCGTATGCCATGTTTATCTATTCCTAATTGGTAATATTACAGAACGCTCATACGTAAGACCTTGAGTAGTATTTATGCGAACAGTAATATTATATCGTACGTTATTTGTACCTCCACCAAAACGTGAAGTAGCTACGTTGCCAGAAACAGTACCTGCTATAAACTGTAAGTTATTTACAATTTGAGCAGTTGATACTTGGGTCTTTGTTCCATCTGCAGCATCTACAAAGAAAACTGCTGACGCTATAGTGTCTGATCCTAGAAACCTAGACCAGTCTACACTAAAGTCTGCTGTTTCATCTGGGTCTTTTTCAGGCCATTTGTAAGACATTTGTTATCCTTAGTTTAGTATGTATACTACGTTGTCTGTTCTTACAGGACTTATAGTTACTGTTCTGTTTTCTGCAGGGATGTATACAGTTCTATTACCTATAGTAGGTGCAATTATTGTTACAGTTCTGCCTCTACTAAAGTTCTCTGCAAAGTCATCAAACGGAAAGAGTACGCCAGTAGGGTCATCTAAGTTCTGCGCTATAGTAGCATTTATATCAGGCAATGTAAAGAATGCTAAACCTGTTATGCTTGGTACTACTTTATCTATTACAGCAGATATAGAGGCAGGGGTATGTGTAGCTTTACCTTGTGCTGTTAGTGCTATAGGTACTCCGCTAGTAGTAATAGTATTACCCATTCCGTTACCATGTACAGTACAGTAATATCTTAGTCCTATTCCAGGTGCGGTACTTGGTACAGCAAAGGTTACACTTGCCCCAGACTGACCAGGAGTACCACTGCTTGTTACACCATCTGTGTAGCTATTGTTGCCACTCTTAAAGGCTAGTGGGTGTCCAGACACAGATGCATCACTAAGATCAAATGTGTATGTTGTTCCTCTTACAAGTTGTAGCGTTGGTGCAGTGACACCATTTATAGCAAACTTATTACCACCGCTATTTACTACAGTTACAACAAAGGCTGTGGTGCTTGCTACTGTGGTTACAGTATTGCCCATACCGTTGCCGTGTACAGTACAGTAATACAATGCTGGCTGTGTGCCTGTAGCAGGAACTACGTAAGTTACTGTTGCCCCTGCCTGTCCTGCTGTTCCGCTTATAGTTATTCCTGTAGTTAGTGTATTACCAGAAGCATCTTTAAATCTAAATGGGTGTCCACTGTTAGTGTTGTCACTTACATCAAAGACGTATGTTAATCCTCTTGTTAGTGTTAGTGCTGCAGCCTCTACACCATCTATGTAATACTTGTTACCACTTCCGCTATTAGCTACTGTTACTGTATAATTGTGTCCTGTTGGTTGTACATTGTCACCAAAGACTGCACCAGAGATAGCACCTTGTGATGGTAGGTTTGTATTAGCTATACCTGTTATGCTTGGTACGTTAGGTGTAAATGTTCCTAGCAGTGAAGGGTGTGTAACGTTTGCTTTACCTGAGATTGTTAGTGCTGCTATGCTTGTAGTGCTTGCTACGTTAGCAGTAGTTATATTTGCTTTACCTGTAATGTCAAGTGCAGTGTTAGCTAATGTAGCAGAAACCCCTGTTAAAGCAGGAAGATTAACACCACCAGAGAACTGAGGAGCGTTTAACGCAGAAGCTGCAGATACAGAAGCAGGAACAACACCTATGGTGTACTTAGTTAGTTCTGCTGAGAACGGTGTCTCTGCTACTGCTGCGAAGCCAAACATTAGTCGGCCTCTGCTATTTTAATATTCATGTTTTACTTCCTACAACTCTGCCGAGTATGACCAACGTGCATTTATGTCGTTATATGCAATTATTCTACCTATGGCACTTGACATATTACCACTAATTGTTGCTGAACCTCTAACTAATTTGGCACTTAAATTGTCTAAAGCAACATTACTTAATGTATAGTAGCCACCTAAGTAATAATGATTGACTCTCCAGTCTCCACTTTGAGTAAGGGAAGGTGGTGCTCTCATTTCTACTGGTAATTCATGGTTAAAGTTTATAGAAGTTCCGTCAGCTTGTCCTAAAAAAGGAAGGTGTTCAAATGCGTTTGTTCCACCATATGTATGGAAATACCTTTTACACTTGCTTAAAGTAACTCCCACTGGTTCATGCTCAAACGGTGAAGCCTGTGACCCAGATTCTAGCTGAAAGCCAGTCCAATAAGTAGCTCCTGATGGACTGCTTACATAAGGCACGATGTTATAGCAAGTATCACTTCCACCTACATTGTTAGAAGTAAAAGTATAAGTATATCTTGTCCAAGATGTAGCGGTAGTTAATCCAGTTGATGTATCGTTAACTTGTGCAGTAGTGGTTGCACCAACGCTTGTAGCCGATGCTGCAAATATATTTATGGCTTCTCCAGCATTAGCACTTTTTACGTAAAACGATAAAGTAAACTTTTGACCTGATCTAAATACACCACCCTCTCCAGCAGCAGGAAGTTCTATGGCTTGCCTTAAAGCAGCGTTACCAGACGAGGGGTCTATTTTAAGTGAATAAGTAAAATCATCTGGTGCATCTGTTGACTGTCCACCACCGCCACTATTATTATCCACATTCCAACGGTCAGCATTGTAAGAAGTATTTCCAGAAAAACTTGTGCCTCTTTGCCAAATTTGCATTGCTCCATTGATTAGAAGATTGCGTCCAGAGAGACTGCCCTCAGTAGGAAGATTGTCTGCTAGTTTTCTTGCGTTGCTCATGTGTTCCTCCTAACTTAACTATGCAATTTTACATATACTAAATTCGTTAAATTTATCATTACTCTGATTGTATAACTTACCTGCAATTAGACGAAAAATTATATAATCGTTTGCAGCAAGATCAACTACACTATGTAAAGCACCACTATCATATGTGGTTTGATTAGTATAAAAGTGTCCTCTGTGATTTGTATAAAGTGGAGTATCTGTATTTACCCCTATTAAAATTCTATGCGGTCCTTGGGAACCATATACAAAAGGTGTCAGCATTATACTGTAAACGCCAGCCGTGGGAACTGTAAATCTTTTTGTTGTACTGTTAAAAGTTATACCTCTATTAACAAAGAAATCATTGAAACTTAATAAAGTATCGCTAGTTGGAGCCGTCATAGCCGTACCCATTGTACCAGATATGATAGGCTGTCTATGATTTGTAATGTGACCACTGATGTTCATTGTTTGAGTAAGGTGGTTAGCAATAGTATTACCACCACTAAACATCTCTAAGTCAGCAGCAGCTTTTAGTTTAAGATCACCATGACTAGTGTATATATACCTAGAACCAGACCAATCACCACCCGAATATGTTGATCCTATAGAACCTAAAATAATTCTTTGATTGATGTCGTTGCCTATATGCATTTCAGCATAACCAGAAGAAACAGTACCCTGTTGTACTTTTGCAAACTCATCGGCACTTGTGTTTACCGTAGTACCATTAACACCTAAAAACCTATTCTCAGCACCATCTAGTTCGTAACGTGCATCGGCTGCTGCTTGGTTGAGTGCATCACCAACGCTAAACGTATTGTATGCAACAACTTCTATCTCATCACCTGCTGCTGCACCTGATGTAAGTGTTACTGCTGATCCGTTGCTTGTGTAGTCTACTGTTTCATCCAAGAGCAAGCCATTCATAAACACTTGTACAAATCCCTGTGTGTGGGATATAGTAAAGGCTGTCTGTCCTGCAGTAGCTGTGAACGTAGTACTGCTGTAATTGCCAGAACCTATGAGGTTAGCTACATCTCTTGCTCTTGTCATGTGTTTCTCCTAACCTATTAATGCAATACTTGCTGATGAATAATTAGAAGTAGTGTTTTGCAGGTAAACATCGAAATCACATCCAAAAACAATATAATCATTTACAGCCATTGGTACTATGCTTGAAAAACTAGCTCCTCTACCACCTTCAGGATAATGTCTTGCATAAAGAGTTCCGTTTTTATACATATAGATTTCGTGGTTTGCGCCAGTTGCTATTATAGTTTGTAACGTAAAAAGATATGTGCCTGTAACAGGTGCAGTATAAACACCGTTACTTGTATTAAAACCAGAAGTACCCTGCCCTCTAGCAAGATTAAAAGGAATAGCGTTAGTTGTTCCTCCTGCTGTAATTCTAGCAGAATACCCATTTTGAGTGCCTACAATATTAAAAGCTGGCTGATTAGGCATTGTCACAGAACCATTTGCGTTAATTACCATGTTTAAGGTATTGTTTGTTGCAAACTGCATAGGCGCATTTTCATACAGCCAGTGATAGACACGGTTGCCAGCCTCCATAGCTACAGCATAACCATCACCGTTAGTAGCTCCACTTTCATTTGTAGTCATTTGAATACGAGCTTGAGAGCTTGCTGTTGCTTTGTGAATTTGTAGATCATGCACAGGCGTTGTAGTTCCTACACCTACTCTATTGTCTGCCACATCAACATGAAACGTGTTAGTATCAACAGTAAGATCACCTGTCATAGTTGTTGTACTGCTATTAGTTACTGTACCACTGTGAGTTACGTTACCACTATGCGTTACAGCACCAGTAAACGTACCACCTGAAGCAGGTACATAATTACTGTCAGGTATGTTAGTCTCAAAGGATACAACATTAACAACGTCATTCAAGTTAGCTGCAGATGCTAGTGTGACTGTACCAGTACCAGTTGTGGTGAAGTCACTGTCATCCATGAGGATACCGTTGACGTATACCTCTATCTGTCCAACAGTAAAAGCTAATACCTTACCGTCATCATCAGCACCAGTAAACGCTGTCTGACCCTGCGTAGCAGTGTAGTCAAACTTAGTTCTGCCAAATGATCTTATGTCTTTAGGTTCAGTGCCGATGTATGACATTGATATTCCTTACTCTGGTTTGGACTCTTCAACTTCAGATGCTTTCTTAACAACCTTTAAGTCAAACGCTTGTGTTACCTGTGCGTCTTCACCAACAGCTAGTGCTACTGAGTTAGCATTGCAGTGTGTTACAAGAGCAGCAATGATCTCATCCTTGGCTATTCTAGCTCTGTTAGTCAAAGCATTGTCTGCCCAGTCCTGTGGAACTGCTGCTGCATATTCTAGACACTTTAGTTCTGTGTCGGTTAGTGTTACTTTAATCTCTGCCATATTATACTCCTAGGGTTTTGTGGGCCAAGTTACATCATCTAAACTGGTTGCACTTTTAGTTATGTCACGCAAGTCAGTTCTGTATTTCTTCTGTGCATCAGTTATGGTTAGGTCACTTGATGCCCACCAGTCTGTCTCTGCTATTCTACGGTTACGTTCCTCACGCAGTAGCTTCATGGGTTCTGCTGCTACAAGGGCATTCTTCTTAGCCTTGACTGCATCCCACGTTGTACCGAAGTGTGATGGGTCTGAGCTTTCTATGGCAGAGCCATTGCTGTCTGCACCCATGACCTTACGGTACATAGTCTCAAACTCAACTTGGTTAGTTGGCTCTCCACGTAACACCCATTCTGTTACGCCTAGTTCTGTTAATGCTGTTGCTATATCTGTCATTTGTTTTTTCCTATATTGTACTAATTAATCTACACTCAAGAAAATTGTAACCGTAGTTTCCGTGAACACCAAGACCAGCAGACCAATATTTAAAATTATCATTTTTACCAATACCAAAGAAATCCGAAGTAGTA